TTGCTGCAAAACATATGGATTATGGGTTAAACAATATTACATTAGGTGGGGATTTAAATAATCAAGATGATAAGAGATTTTCACTAACTGGATTAGCAATTAGATTAACTGATAAAATAAGTAGATTAAAAAATCTTTTAATTAACGGAAAAAATTACGTTAAAGGAGAAGGAATGGAAGATACGTTTATTGATATAGCTAATTATGGAATAATTGGCTTATTAGTTGGACGAGATCGTTGGAAAAAATAAATTTTGGCTAAAAAAATCCCCAATATTGTAAAGGAGATTAAGAAAAACCCTCCTCAGGAAATAAATTATGCTTATCAACAGCATGTTTCATATTCCCAAATGTCTTTATTTAGACAATGTCCTCATAGATGGAAATTGCAATATAAAGATAAAATTAAGGTATTTACCTCTTCGATTCATACCGTTTTTGGTACTGCCATTCATGAAGTTATGCAACAATATCTAAGTATAATGTATGAAGAATCCAAAGTTAAAGCTAATGATATTAATTTAGAAGAATTATTCCAAGAAAAATTTATAAATGAATACCAAAAACAATATAAATCAAATAAAAAATCCCATTTTTCATCAGCGGAAGAAATGAGGGAGTTTTTTGAGGATGGTATTGCAATACTTAAATTTTTTAAGAAAAATGTTAGCAAATATTTTAGTAAAAGAGGTACATATTTAGTTGGTTGTGAAGTACCCATCATAACCCCGCCAAATAAAATGTATACTAACGTATTATATCAAGGATTTCTAGATGTTGTATTATATAATGAAAACACAGAGGAATTTGAAATAATAGACATAAAAACAAGTACTAGAGGATGGGATGATAGGATGAAGAAAAATGAAGATAAACAATTTCAATTAATTCTATATAAGCAATTTTTCTCTGATTTATATGGAGTTCCTTTAGATAAAATTGATATTAAATTTTTTATAGTTAAAAGAAAAATTTGGGAAAAAAGTGATTGGCCACAAACAAGAATACAAGAGTTTATTCCTGCTAGTGGAAAAGTAAAATTAAATAGAGCGAATAATGCAATAAAAGATTTCGTTAATGAAGTATTTAATTCAAATGGGGAAATTAAAAATTTAGAGTATCCTAAACAAGTATCAAAATGGAATTGTACTTTTTGTCCTTTTAAAGAAGATCAAAAATACTGTGGAGAAGGTATAATATTTTGATATATTGTATATATGTATAACCAAATATAACGTTATTAAATAATAAAGATTATGAGTAATAAAAACCCAATGACACTAACGAGTGTCAAAGTCCAAAGTGATTTATTCGAGAATTTCAAAATTGAATGTGTTAGACGTAAATTTTCATTCCAAAAACTTGCTGATCGTAGTTTGTTTTTGTATCTTACAGATGAAGATTTTAGAAAACAAATAACTAACCAAACAACACTCGAACTATAATCAAATGGAAAAACAAAAATTCAAGTATTTACCACCAAGTAAGAGAAAGAAAATCCTCTTAATTTGTGATGATATTAGAGTACATTCTGGAGTAGCAACTGTTGCCAAAGAAATCGTAATTCATACATGTCAGCATTTTAATTGGGTTCAAATGGCTGGCGCTGTTAAGCATCCTGAAAAAGGCAAAAAATTAGACATAAGTCACGATACAAACAAATTCTCAGGTATAAATGATTCTTCAGTTATTCTTTATCCTGTTGATGGGTATGGTGATCCTAATTTAATTAGACAACTAATACAAATTGAAAAACCAGATGCACTATTTTTATTTACAGATCCTAGATATTTCATGCATATTTGGAATATGGAACAAGAGATAAGAAAACTTATTCCAATTATTTATTTAAATATTTGGGATGATTATCCTGCACCAAAATACAATCAACCTTATTATGAAGCTTGTGATTTATTAATGGGAATTTCTAAACAAACCGTTAATATTAATAAGTTAGTATTAAAAGGACGTGAAGGTAAAAGATTATTTAAGTATGTCCCACATGGTAAAAATGCTGATATATTTAAACCTTTAGATGTAAATGATGAAAGATTAAAGGCTTTTAAACATGATTTATTTAAAGATAAAAATTATGATTTTGTTCTTTATTTTAATTCAAGAAATATAAGGAGAAAACAGATATCAGATGCTATGTTAGCATTTAGAGTGTTTTTAGATTCTCTACCGGAAGAAAAAGCTAAAAGATGTGCTTTTGTATTAAAAACAGAAAACTCTACAGATGCTGGAACAGATCTAATAACAGTTAGAGAATATTTATTTGAAGAGAGTTATGAAGATCAGGTTTATATATTAGATTCTAAATTATCTGAAGAACAATTAAATTTCTTATATAATATAGCTGATGCAACAATCTTATTAACTTCTAATGAAGGATGGGGATTAGCTAACACAGAATCTCTTCTAACTGGAACCCCAATGATTGCAAATGTTACTGGTGGAATGCAAGATCAAATGAGGTTTGTTGATAATGAAGGAAAATGGTTTACACCATCAGCAGATATACCTTCTAATCATAGAGGTACGTTTAAAAAACATGGTGAGTGGGCATTTCCAGTTTATCCAACTTCAAGGTCTATACAAGGATCACCTCCAACACCCTACATTTATGATGATAGGTGTAAATGGGAAGATGCATGTGATAGAATAAAAGAAGTTTATAATCTACTCCCAGAGGAAAGAAAAAGAAGAGGAATGAAAGGGAGAGAATGGGCATTGAGTGATGAAGCAGGATTTGATTCAACTCATCAAGCAAAAAGAGTAATAGATGCTATTAATGAATTATTTGACATTTGGACACCCAGAGAAAAATATGAATTAATTAATGCAAATGAATATAAAGGTAAATTTTTAAACCATAAAATTATATATTAATGAGTAAACCAAGATTTGTAATTTCATGCCCTTTTGATACCTACTCAGGTTATGGGGCTAGATCAAGAGATATAGTAAAGGCTATAATTGAACTTGATAAATATAATGTTGAATTATTATCCCAAAGATGGGGTAGTACATCATGGGGTTTTTGTAAAGATCACCCTGAATGGACATTTCTAATAAATCATTTAGCTAAACCAGATTGGCAAAAATCCCAACCTGATATTTGGATGCAAATAACTATTCCTAATGAATTCCAACCAGTAGGAAAATACAGTATTGGTTTAACAGCAGGAATTGAAGCCACAGCAGCAAAACCAGAGTGGGTTGAGGGAATGAATAGAATGCATATGAATTGGGTTTCATCTGAGTTCACAAAAACTAATTTTAAAAATATGGTTTTTGAAAAAAAAGATCCAAAAACTCAACAAATAATAGGTCAAGTAAAATTAGAAAAACCAATACATACGGTATTTGAGGGTGTAAATTTAGATACTTATAAAACAATATCTCCAAAAGAAATAAAAACTATAGATTTAAATGATATACCTGAACAATTTTGTTATTTATTTATAGGTCATTGGATGGAAGGAGAACTGGGTCATGATAGAAAAAATGTTGGCTTATTAGTTAAATTATTTTATGAAACTTTTAAAAATAAAATAGGTAAAAAACCAGCATTAATCTTAAAAACCACAACAGGTGTTTCGTCTTATATAAGTAGAGATCAAATTTTAAATAAAATAAAAGTTGTTAGAAAAACAGTAAATTCTACAAATTTACCTAACATTTATTTATTACATGGGGAGTTTGATGATGGTGAAATAAATGAATTATACAATCATCCAAAAGTAAAAGCTATGGTTAGTTTAACTAAAGGAGAGGGATTTGGTAGACCTTTACTAGAATTTGGGCTAACAGGAAAACCAATTATTGCTACAGGTTGGTCAGGACAAATGGATTTCTTAAATCCTGAATACTCGTCTCTACTACCAGGTTCTTTAGAACATGTACATCCGTCAGCTGCTAATGATTGGTTAATTAAGGAAGCACAATGGTTTAAAGTTAGTGAACCTCATGTAAATACAACTTTAAAAAATGTATTTAAACATTATAAAAAGTTTCAAGAAAGATCTAGAAAACAAAAACATTTTGTTAAAACAAATTTTAGTTTTAATAACATGAAAGATTTAGTAGAAACATTGTTAGATGAACACGTACCAGAGTTTGCAGAACAAGTAGAATTAAAATTACCAGATTTAAATTTACCAAAATTAGAAAAAGTTAAATAATGAATTACGATGAATTAATAAATTGCTCGAGATGTGGAAGTGATGCCTCATATCGACAAGAAATATCAAAAGAAATTTCAATAGAACTGTGTTATGGTTGTGGTTTTCAATCTAATTCAGTAATGTTAAAAGGATCCACATTTTTTGATGAACAATGGGGGGTATTACCAGAATTATATAAAGTATTAATGGAAGAAGAAGAGAATGGAAAAATTTGGTTACCATCACATATAAATGTAAAAGGAAAAGGAATGATTTTTGCTGATGGAAATAGTAAAGAAAATTGGATGTGGGCTGGAGTTAAATACATCCCTGTAAGTGGAGAAGAAACTGATGAAA